GAATTGAATCAAATGATATTTGATAAGTTAGATGACATAGATAAAAAGCTAGATGAGAAGTTAGATAAATCAGAATTTTATAAAGTATTAGGATTAGTTGCCACAGTTATATTAATTGTTGGTAGCCTAAGTATGTAGGGATATATGAAAGCAACAGTAAATTTAAGTCAAGTATTACAAGGTGGTTTAGCTGCTCTTGTTGGTTGGTTGTTTAAAACAGTTAATGATTTACAACAAGAAGTTACTGCCTTACAAGTAGAAGTTATAAATTCAAATAGCAAACTTAATGATGTATTAAACATCATACAAGGTATTGATTCAGAGATTACAGAGATAATCTGGAAGATAGGTGGCTAATGATCTGTGGTTTATGTACTGGTATGTGTAACACTTGTCCAATAGGTAAGTAATGTTATCAAAATTAAAAGATAACTTAGGTTTAGTCGTGACTGGTTTAGCTCTTATGGGTTCTGTTGGTGCAGGGTTTACTGCAGTCGTAGAGATAGTAGATACTCTTACAGGCATTGATGACAGGATGAATAATATTGAGTATGAATTTGTAACCCTTAAAGATAGCACTTATGTACAGAATGATATAGCTGTACTATATGAAAAGATAATGCAATTAGAAATGGCTGCACAGAATGTAGGCAGGTTCAATGAAGAGATGGCTACCTTACAAGCTAACTTATATAACTTAGAACAGACAGTTAGAGATGGTGGGTTTGATTTAGATAGATATTACTTACTAGAAAAGTGGGAGTATCAAGACCTTAATGATTCAATAACTAGAATGGAAACACAGGTACAAACTGTTAACAATAGTATGTGGGAACTTAACGATTTAAAAACTAGACTGGCATACCTTGAAGCTAACAACCATAGCCACTAAGATAAAGGTATGAAATTACAAGTAGTCAGGACACAATTTGGTAAGGATGCAACTAATGGGATGCTGTTTATTGATGGTAAGTTTGAGTGTTATACTTTAGAGGACCAGTATCAAGCAGTCAAAGTTATGCACGAAACCTGCATACCAGAAGGCACATACAAACTTAAACTTAGGACAGTTGGTGGATTCAATACTCGTTACACCAAGAAGTATCCTACCTTTCATAGAGGTATGTTGTGGTTACAAGATGTACCAGGCTTTGAATATATACTTATCCACCAAGGTAACACAGATGAACACACCAGTGGTTGTTTGATAATTGGTGACTCACAACAAGATTTAGATGTAAACTTTAATGGTATGGTTGGCAGTAGTGCTAACGCTTACAAGAAACTTTATCCTAAAGTATCTGGTGCAATACTTAAAGGTGATGATGTCACCATAGAATATACAAAGATAAACCTTGATGGTGAAGATAACAAACCTAAAGACTACATGAAACTTGATGACATCTTTACTAAACTAGAGAGTATAGAAAGAAAATTAAAGTTAGGAAAATTAATACAATGAATGATGATATAAAATCAATGATTGAGAAAACTGTTTGGACATTTATTGAAGCATTTATAGGTGCTTTAACTATCTCACCTTTAGTAGGTGTAGATGCTAACGCTTTACAATTAGCTGCAATCGCAGGTGGTTCTTCTGCATTAGTAGTAGTCAAAGAGTTCGCAAAGAAAAAAATATCTAAATAAAAAACTATCACACTGCTCCTGTATACTGAGATTAACAGGGCAAAGGAGGATAGAATGCCTAAAGTACCAGAAGAGTGGGGAAATAATTTCTATAAGACTGGATGGCAACCAGGATTAGAAGTCAATGAACAGACTGGCATGGGCGAAATCACACATGTTGGAACAGACCCACACTACAGAAACAAACTAGATTCCATACTTAAAGAATGGGGATTTGACCCTAAACATTACCAGATAGAAGGTAGTGTTCGTGCTTCTAGTTGGAATGTACAACTTAAAGGTGGTGCGACAGAAACCTTTTATGCGTTTAAAGGTATAGTCAAAAAGAAAAAGCCAGGACATGACAAATATTTTCAAGCCTTGTTTAAACAAGCTAAGAAGAAACCTCCTATAACTAAGAAGTTTAACCCAGGTGACACTGCGTTCATGTGGTTTATGAGTGACTGGCAACTTGGAAAAAAAGATTATGGAGTTGAGAACACTATCAACAGATACGACAGGGCGTTACAAGATGGTGTGAACAGGATTAAAGACCTGCGTAAACTTGGAGTACAAATAGATGAAATCTATATGGTAGGTTTAGGTGACCTCACAGAAAACTGTACGCCTTTTTTCTTTGAAAGCCAACCACACAATGTTTCTTTGTCACTGATTGAACAATACGCATTAGCAAGGTCAATGATAATGAAGACGATTGATACCTTCCTACCTCACGCACCTAAGTTAATCTTGGCAGGTGTTCCTGGTAATCATGGTGAGATGTCAAGAACAAGTAAAGGACAAGTATCTACAAACAGATTAGATAACTCTGACACAATGCACTTACAGATATGTGAAGAGATTATGAAGGCTAACCCAGAAAGATATGGAAAGGTAGAAGTAAATGTGCCTACTGGCTTTCATCAAACGATAATGGTAAAGGGTAAGACAGTTGCCTTTACGCATGGTCACATGACTGGAGGTGGTAGTGGTAATCCAGAAGCTAAGATTGAGAAGTGGTGGAAGGGTCAAATGTATGGGTGGCTACCAGTAGGAGATGCAGAGATTTTAGTAACTGCTCATTACCATCACCTAAGAATGAAACAACAAGGTGATAGAACTTGGTTTCAAGCACCATCAATAGACCAGAGCATAGACTTTACTGCACAAACTGGACTGTGGTCACACCCTGGAGTCCTGACTTTCACTATAAGTGACAAGGGATGGGATAATTATTGCCCTTTATAAACGATTAAAGGGTAGTTGTTTAAACAACTTAGGGTTACCTTGGAAATCTTTTTCAGGATATGTTCCCCAGTGTTTCATTTCGTTCCACATTTCTTGTACTTGAACAAATGGTATCCATTTAAAACCTTTATAAAAACTGTTGTAATAATATATACCAACATCTACTTGTTTAAACAACCTAGTCTTTTCGTGCATTTGATATAGCTTTTGGTAGTCATCTAGCTTTAACTTAGTTGTACCTTTAACTTCACACAATCGTAGTTCGTTTTGAATGTACACTAGGTAGTCTGGATTAACTGCTATGAATGTGTACAACCAGAACAGTGGCATCTCATGTTCCCATGGGCTAGTGCCAGTCTTCATCCATTGTTTTTGTTTGACTAACCCTAGTTGTGTTAGATAGATTTCAAAGTTATCTTCTGCTTCCTTGCCTACTTTATCTTTAACTCTATCTTGATATGGTCTATCGCTTTGTTCCATTTTAAAATGGGAGTTCATCTTGGTCTGCACCTTGGTCTGCTTTTTCTACCAGTGCATGACAAACTCTGTACTCCCACTTGTATATATTGTCATCTTCTACATGCTTGTATCTTGCTCCACAATATCTATTACCCTCTGCATCTGTATAAAATATATCATTGTCTTTACAAATGAATGGCGACTTGTGTCGTGTATCTGGCTCTGGTTGTATATCAAAGTTATAATCTGGATAGCGTTTCTTTAACTTGTCTTTTAACTTATCCAGATTAATTGATATATTGTTATCTTCTAGAGCCATTCTGTTGGGCAGTCAGTATCTCCCCATCCAGTCCAACCACAACCATTCTTACCACCAGCTGGATACTTGTTACAACTCCAGCTTGGTATCTTACCAAACTTTTCTGGTTCATCTTGTTTCTTCTGTCTGTTGTCCTCTATCCACTCAGTCGCACCACAATCAGGACAGGCTTTAGTTAGGTCCTTGACTTCTCCAAATACATCCTCAACAATCTTTACATCAGAAGGTATAGGTTGTTCGTTTGCAATAGATTCAAACAAATCTAAGTACGCTCCAATGGTATCGTTATCCCAACTCTCTACATCTTTACTGTGTCCTGCTCCAATAAATTCATTAAAAGATTGCTTCTTTACTTCATCTTCTGTAGCTTTAGGCAATCCCCATCCTGCAATTAGCTTGGCTATTTGACTTGCGTTACTAGAGGTAACTTCTTTATTAACTCCAATGTCTTCATCAAACTTTGCCTTAGCTTCTTCTAAACTAGACAGGCTCTCATCACTAGGTTTGTTTTCTTTCTTACGATTGTCAACCTTAGTAACTTGTACTTTGTTTTGAGCACCCACTTTAGACATCTCTTCTTTGCTTGGTCTAGCCTTGTTGCTACCTTGGTACTTCCAGTTAGCCAACGCTCTACCTATCGCACTTGTTTCACAGTTCTCCATCCATGCATCAGCGTTAGCGAATCCACCTTGTCCTTTAGTTTCTTGTGCTATACCTGTTGCAACTGGTCGTGCATCTTCTTCCTGTTTAAACACCTCTGCTTTAATAGTGACACAAGTACCATCTTGTGTTATGTGTAGTATCTCTGTAGATATTCTTGCATCTGGGTTATCCTTCCAGAATTTTTTTAATCTATCTTCTACTGTTTCATATTTATCTGGGTCGTACTTAGCCATTATTCTTCCTCCTGTTTGTCTTTGTTAGATTCAATTATCTTATATACTCTTTGTCTACTTACCTTCATAATGTTTGCACACTGTATAACTGATAGCTTCTTTTCTTCTACAATATATTCTAATAGTCTAGCTCTTTGTAGAGACAGATTCTTTTCAATCTCTCTAGCAGTATTTATTTGTAGTGTTAATGCGTTTATTCTGTCCTCATGTTTACCTTCTGGTATGTGATGAAACGCCATCTCAACACCATTAGCGTAGGATACCTTGCCCTCTACACCAGTAATATCTTTATCATTAATTGTCTGTAATATCATAGTCCTCCTCATAAATATCTATTTGTAACTCATCAATAAAATCTATTGCATCATTGTTTAAACTGATAACCCTCATTGGTTTATTAGTTAGTATGTGTGCAACCAGTACCAACACTAGAACAATTAAGAATGTTATAGTCGTTAGCATTATTGGTATCCATATAAATAATTCCATTACTCTTCTTCCTCCTTACTTTCTTCATTCATAATTACTAACTGTTCATTATAAGCAACTACGAATTCCTCTAGTAATATGTTTGCAACTCTTGGTTCTGGCTTCCTCAACACCTTGGACTTAATAACTACTGCTCCTCCACAGGCGTTAGATAAATCCATACTCCACTTCTTTAGATTTTCTGGGGTAAAGAATCCCCCTTTGCCATTTGGCATACTTCCTCCTTCTTATTGATAGTTGTTTAAACTACTTGTTGTTCTATTGGAATCTCAATTAACCTAACGATAAACATACCACCTAAGTCTTTGAGTTCCCTTACCTTGCACTTCGCATCATGTTCATTGTCGTACTGCCATGTCACAGTACCACCATAAACACTTGTACTTTGTACTTGATAAATCATAGTTCTCCTATGTAATCTCCTATTTAATCTTAGTCCTTATTTTCTCTATTGTAAACTACTGTTGAGGTACAAGGTAGAAGTAAACAAAGAAAGCTCCCACCTTGTTTAAACATGTATGTATTTATTCTCCTTCTCCTCTAAACATATCTTCAAAACATTCTGGATGTACACCAGTTAACAGTTGCTCTCTCTCTGCTCTGCTCTGTTCAGGAAATATATCTTGTATCAATCTGCGTTGATGTCTTGGTGTCTGGGTAAACTCAATGTACTTTTCTGAGTCCACCATTACGCTACCTGTCTTCCTACAATGGATACATTCTTTAGTCGTTACTGCGAACATCATTCTGCATCTTCTTTAATATTGTGATTACTCTTTTGTATAAGTCATCATATTTTTTTACCAATACATCTTCAGTATGTTCATCACATTTAAACACACCCTCTAACTCCTCTATTATTGTGTCATCTATCAATGATTTATAAAGCTCCATCTTGCTAACTAAATCATTCAAATCATTAACAATGTTATACGCTTGTGAACTGAATCCATCATGGTCAAATCCACTGTCACTATCATTATCAACTGCGAATGGATACTCTTTACCATTTATAGTAAGAGTTCCCTCTATCCATATTGTTGGGTGTGCTACCATTACTCCTCCTCCTTTACTGTTGACTCGCCTAAAGTTTCTCCATATCCTAATTCTTTTAGCTTGTTTAAACAGTGCTCTGTATACTCGCCATCTTTTGTTATCCATCCATACTCTACTGTTTCTATGAGTTGTCTTCTCATATCGTAGTTGGCGTCTAGATATTTTCTATAGGCTTCTAGCTTATGGTTTCTAACTAGGGTTCTCATAAACATAAAGACCTGCTCCATGTTTAAGTGTCCTTGTTTAAACAACCTAGTCATTATTATTAAGTAGTCATTTGGTTTATGTTGACCTGCATCCATCAAAGATTGATTCACATATCCTTGAAAAGATTTAATTTGATTAGCCATTACTCATCCTCCTCTAGTAGTTCTACTTCATCCTTCAGCTCCTCAATAGAAGTCATAAGGTCGTAGAATTTGTTATCAAGTTCGTTGTTATCTTTTAATTTAGAACTGGATAGCATGTGATATCCTTGCTCTAAAAAGTCGTAACTACTTTGTACTTCTTTTGTTATCTCACTTACTTTGTTATCTTTTTTATTTATCGCCATGTTTACTCCTTGTTTAAACAGTCAGGGAGATGGTGTTGCACATCTCCCTGCTACTCCTTACTTTTATTCCTTCCACTCTAATCTCTGGACATTTCCATGGGAGTGTCTCTCCCAGTAACCTATCCTTGTATCAGTAGTTCCATCTGTGTAATAGAATGTTGTTGTCCACTGCTTCTTTCTTTTATCTGCTGGGTCTTTACCTTTGCTTCTTACGATACCTTGTCCTGCTCCATAGCTACCAACACCAGTCTGTAAGTCAGCTACCCTGATACCATTGAAGTTATCATTATCCCAGCCAGACTTGATACCTTCTTCCAGTCCTGCTAACAATTCTTCTGCGTTATCGTTAGTCCAGTCTTGCGTGAAGTTACCATCCTCATCAGTGTTGAAGTCTTGGTGTACTTCCAGAATATCTGGGTCAGTAGACTTATTAATTTCTACTGCCTTGTTTAAACTACTATCCCAATAGTATCTACCAGTCTGGCATTTGGTTTGTTCGTACAAACTTGGGAAGTGAGCTAGTGCATCTGGATGGTCGCACCACTGTCCTCCATATCTTTCTTCAAGTGCTTTGGTTTCTTCCACTACTAACAACATGTCTAAACATTTGTTAGCGAACTGTATAACTTGTTCTCTGTTCTTGAAACCAATAGAGAAATAAGAATCTTCATAGCTTTTTCTGTTGTTATCACTTCTTGTAGTCTTACAAGCGTAACCATATACTTGGACACCCTCTTCGTATCTACTATCTGTTACCTTGACTCGTTGTTTAAACAACTCATCTCTATATGAATGGACACCATTGACATCTACACTTAGAAAATCTAAGTCAGCATCAAAGTCTACCTCTCTCTTTGGAACATGTACTACTGCACTATGTCCTTTTCTTTCTTTATTACCTGATAGAGACACTGCTTTATCAGAAGCGTTATAGATATTTGCATCTGCAATATCTACTGCCTGTCCTTTCGTAATTGTTTCTTTAATCTCACTCATTGTTTATCGTACCTCTCTTGTTTGTTTGTTACCTTCAAGGATTTTGGAGAGAGTTCCTAGGTCTGCGATTAGTTGTTAAGGGCTATCCAGTTATTATCTGGCTACCTTCTCTCTCTCCATCCTCCTAACTAAAGGAGCCAATGAATATCGTTCATTAACTATTACCTACATTACTACCTATCAGATTTACACAACATCTATTTACAATTATTTTAATAATAGTTCTTGACTTGTTTAAACACCTATTGATTTTCTCTTTGTTTAAACAGGGTAAGAAATAACATACTATATATTGTGTGTCCTTATTTGCTCTGTGTCAATAGTATATGACAACTATGGGTGTCAGTTCCACAATCAATATGGTGCTCTTAAATCCTCTGTATCGTGGGCTTAGGCATAAACAAAAACCCCAGATTTCTCTGGGGCTCTCGCACACTAGGGGGATAGTGTTATAGTTGTTTAAACATAGATGTTAGTAAGAACTGGAGAATCTACATAAGCTCTGTTCATACACACTGGGCAGAAGAAGTAATCATTCTTGTCTACCACAGATGATGAAAGTCTAAAGATTGTACCTTGACCTTGCTCTATAGATTTCTTAGTTGCTCCATCACATTCTACATCTGGACAGTAGAGCTTAACCATTCTTGTAGTTTGCTTTCTTTGTACATCAACAAACTTAATATATGGATAGCTCCCAGCTTTCTCTAGCCATGATTGAATCAGTTCAGTGAACTCCTCTGTTACAGTAGTGGCAGTTGGAATACCTCCCAGTTTAAACACTGAGTAAACTGCATCAACAAATTTACCCTTGTGACCTACACCAGCATCTAACACTGCATGACTTACTTCATGGGCAACAATCTGTAAGACCTGAAGTGGGTCGCTGGTCTCTCTATCTATCTCTATTCTTCTTATGCTATTACCTTCAGAGTATTCAGTTGAGTAACATAATCCTATTGCTTTACCTTGATTGTGATTACTAGTAGTTTTTCTTCCTCTGGTATTAGATATGTGAACGCTTAACTTATCTCCTAGATTATCAGTATCTCCAACACCATTCTTGATGGCATACTTCACACACCAGTTAGCGAATGAAGTCAGATAATCTTCAGGAGATTTCTTACTTACTTTTAACTCACTTACCCATGCTGGATAATCTTTTGCATTCAGTGTTTTTTTCTTAGTAGTCATTTCGTTTCCCTCTTTCTTTGTTTGTTTGAATCTTATAAGATTCCTAAAGGGTGCCTGTTTAAACACCCTCCTAGAATATTATAACTCTAGCCAGTAGTTACCACCTTGAAGTTATAAGTATCTTTACCTTCAAAGGATGAAGGAACTGCTGGATTGATGTATCCAACTTCTACCCAGTTTCTTAGGTCTTTCTCTGTAACTGTTCTCATAGCTTGATATGATTCTACATAATCAGAATCCACAGTGTATTTGTAATCTATGGATGCTTTCTTAGTCTTGTAGATATAAGCTGGGTAAGTCTCTCCACTAGCAGTTGTAATAGCTATTGGCATACCTGCATGGAATTGGCTCATGAATCTTTTCTGTCTCGCATCCTTCTGTTCTCTAACTGAATTAGATAGGACTTCAAGCTCATGGTCATTCAACTCGCTTAGGTCTCTACTTAGTATTATTCCACTTATTGGTTGGTTAGTCATTTGGTCTCCTCTTGTTAAGGACCTACTAGATGTAGTACCACTATATGTAGTGGGTTGATCTAGAAGGTCTGTATATGTTTGCATGAGTCCATTATAAGACAACCTCTGTTTAAACTGTGTATTTCTTTTAATTATTTTTTCCCACTCTTCCAGCTTCTTTCTTATTCACTGGATATTAAATACTGGATATTAATTAATGGGCTACCCCCTCTTTGTTTAAAATTAATCTGGTACAAACCTAGTCAATACTTATTCATACCTAGGTAATTGTTTAAACAGTCTTAGTCATACTGAATTATTCTTATACTGGGTACACCAATAATATAGGCATATAACATTGGGGGGGTTCAATCTGCACCCCATAGTTACAGTTGATGTACCCCTTAGATATATGCTGTTAAGTAGGTACAAGATATAGTGGTACTACATATTGTGGTGTACCATTTGTTACTAGATATAGTATTACTTTTTAAAAGTAAGTCTATTAAAACTATGAATGAGTACAGCTAACCCTGTGTCACTCCCTCCCAAAAACCAGAATGAACTATATAGTGAACATTTAAATGTGTGAAGTAATAGCCTATTACGCTAGTTACCATGGTCCTGCTAATCCACTTGATTGACTGTATATTGTCAAAGGTTCTTTTCTTAAAGCAGGAAGAACCTCTTGCTTGTTATCTGTATCTTATCATACCACAAGATTTAATGGTAGTATTACTTTAGGGGGTTGCGTATTACAAGTAGGAGTTTCCTCCTTTCGCCTACACCTTGTAACCCCCCTTTTTTTATCTATTAAATAATTAATGTGATATAATGTTTATGCTACATTCGTAGCTTCAGGAAACCCTCCTGATTGTTTGTTCAGTATAGACCCTCTAGCAATAGAGGGTTTATCTGTTAGGATACAAACATGGATTTCATTTATGTTACTGATTGTGATGTATGCTTACATCCCTACTGGGAGGATGAGCTCATTGAAGGTATGTGTGTAGGTTGCAGAGAGTTTGAAGAAGAATGAGCAAATCAAAGGACCAATACACTTGTGAATCCTGCTACAGGGTTACTTTACTTGATGGCAAAACTAATCTATGTTACGACTGCAACAGAGGGCATATATAAAAAAATTTTTTTCACTACTAAGTCAGGGGGCGTACTATAGTACTTATACCTGGAAAATCCAGGGGCAGCGTATGAGGATACGCTTCTATTTATAATAAGAAAGGAAAACTTTTCATCTAGGAAACAGTATGTGGTGTACAGTGTAATAGAGAAATGTTTTTGTGGATTGTTATATTTTTCATAACAGTTTGGACAACTGTACGAACAGAACGCCACCATGTGTGGCGTTTTGTGTTATTATAAAGATTATAAGTTAGGAGTTAATATGCCAAAAGGTATAGGCTACCCAAAAGGGATGAAGAAGAAATCCAAAAAAGGTAAAAAGAAAAAGAAGTAAGTATGGCTGAATATCAAGGTAAATCTGTCAAACTCAACAGTCCTTCTAGGATTGGTAAGGGTGAGCCAGGTCATGGTCGTAAAAAGTTTAAAGTCTTTGTACAGGATGGTGGCAAAGTTAAAAAGGTTATGTTTGGAGACCCCAACATGGAGATTCGTAAAGATAACCCAGAAGCTAGAAAATCATTTAGAGCAAGACATAAATGTGATACAGCAAAAGATAAAACAAGTCCAAGATATTGGTCTTGTAAAATGTGGTAAGGATGAGTTATGGCAGCTAAAAAAGGTTTATATTACAACATGAACAAGCGTAAAAAAGCAGGAACAAGTAGGTCTAAAAAGAATTCTACAATTAGTCCAAAGGCTTACGCTAACATGAAAAAAGGCTTTCCTAAAAAGAAGAAAAAATAATTGACCATTACTATACCCTGTCCAAAATGTGGAGAGGTGTTACTACCCAAGGACAACATGAAGTGTAAAAATAAAGAATGTACTGGTTATGTCAGATAGAAAATTATGTTACGCTGCAGGATGTAAAAGAGTTCTTAGTGGTAAGCGTACAAAATATTGTAGCGATAGATGTGCTAACAGAATACAAACACAAAAGAAAAGAGCTAAAGCTAAAGGTGTTGAATGGATTCAAACAGAAGACGAATTAGTTATACCTAGTAAACAAAATGTCCAAAGTCGTAGAGGTGTAGTTTATAATGACCTCAAAGAATCAGGTTTAGGTAAAGATATACTTAGAGAAAAAACAACTATAAAAGATGTAGCAAAGATACTTGAAACTTCTGTAGCAGCAGTATCTATGGCGTATCAAGCATACATAGAAGATTTAGAACAAGAAGAAGCAAGAAAGACCTGGGAGTTACCACAGGTAGCAGAGAAATCACTAGAAGACTTTAGAAATTTTAGAGACAGATATTTTCAAACAGAAACAGGCGACCCATACGAAACACCAGACTTTCACATCAAATGGATTAATTCTATCTTAGAAGCAATAGAGCATGGTAATCAGCAAATGATATTATCACCACCACGACATGGTAAAACTGATTTGTTAATACATTTTGCAGTATGGTTAATATGCACAAAACCAAACATAAGAATATTATGGGTTGGTGGTAACGAAGAGATTTCAAAGAACGCAGTCAGTTCTGTACTTGACCAACTAGAGAGTAACGAATTATTAATAGAAGAGATATGTGGACCTGGACCTAAGTTTAAACCTACAAGTAGAACTGGTAAGTCTTGGTCACAGAATGGTTTTACTGTTGGTACTCGTACTGTTACTGGTATTAAATCTCCTACTATGGTAGGTATTGGTAGAGGTGGTAAAATTTTATCAAGAGACTGTGACATAATTATTGCAGATGACATTGAGGACCACAGTTCTACTATGCAACCTGCATCAAGAGATAACACAAGAAACTGGTGGACTACAACATTATCAAGTCGTAAAGAGGAACATACAGCTATGGTTGTAATAGGTTCAAGACAACACTATGACGATTTGTATTCACATTTGTTAGACAACGAATCATGGTTAACTATTGTAGAAGAAGCACATGATACTGCTTGTACAAAATCTGATTGGGATAATGACGCACATCAAGAGTGTATGTTGTGGGCTAAGAAGAGAACATACAAATGGCTTATGGATAGAAAGAAAGCTGCAGAGACTACAGGTGGTAGAGCAATCTATGAGATGGTGTATCTTAATGTAGCTATGCCAGATGGTATGAGTTTATTTGACAGACCAGAGATAGAAGAATGTAGAGACCAAAACAGAGACATAGGACACATACCAAATAATGTCAGACTTATTGCAGGACTTGACCCTGCGTCAACAGGATACCAAGCTGCGTTTTTGTGGGGGTATGACCAACAGACAGATAAACTATTTATGATAGATATGGAGAATAGTTTAGGTGGAGGTATTCCAGTAGCATTAGAAATAATAAAGAGTTGGTTTCAAAAATATAACTTAGCACACTGGGTTATTGAAGAAAATGGATTTCAAAGAGCGATACGACAAGATAAATCAATTAGAGAGTTCGCAGGTAAGCATGGTATCTTTTTAGAAGGTACGCAAACTTATGGTAATAAGCATGACCCAGTATATGGTGTCACAGCTATGAGACCACTGTTTGAACAAAAGCTAATTAATTTACCTTATCGTAGCTTTGAAGCACAAGAAAAGGTAAACTTATATACAAGTCAGTTAGTATATTTTAGTTCTGCACAAAACAAGAGTAGAAGCGTTGGACAGAAATCTGATTTAGTTATGGCAAGTTGGTTTCCAATGAAAACAATAAGGCGTTTACAAAAGGAAAGACTTGCTACAATGGGTATGGAATATGAACCTAGCTTTAGTGGATACTCAGGGCTAGACATAGATATAGATGTTTGGAGAACATGAAAACAGTTGACGAGCTTTATTCAAGAGTGTATGAACTTAGAGCTATGCACTCAGATTTTGTATCTGATAAAGCAAACATAAGAGCAATCATGAATGGTGGTGCAGATGGATTAAAAGCATTACTAGGTAAAGATATGCGTGATATGGACTACAAACAATTACCAGCACCTAACTTGTTGATGTCTGCATTAGAAAGATTCGCACAAAAATTAGGAAGAGCCCCAGATTTAAAAGTAGATATATACAATGATAAAGATTCAGAGAGAGCTACTAAGAGAGCAGAGAAACTAGAGAGAATCGTACATGCGTATGATGATATGCAAAAACTAGAAAAACAACTACCACAAATAGGTAGGTGGTTACCTGGTTATGGTTTTGCTGTATGGATACTAAAAGAAAAAAAAGATGCTAATGGAATACCATATCCAGTAGCAGAGATAAGAGACCCTTATCTATGTTATCCAGGATACTTTGGCGTAGACCAACAACCAACAGAGTTGGCTGTAGTACAAAGAGTACCTCATAAAACACTTGCAGAGATGTATCCAAAACACAAAAATGTAATACTTGATGAAGTAAGTACAGAATATAATACTATGGCGTATGCTTCTAGTTATGATGAAGGATGGGCTAACGCAGATGGTACAGGTAAAGTAGTTGCAGAATATTATGACAACGAAGGTACTTATGTGTTCTTACCTGAAAATAGAATAATATTAGATTTCATTCCTAACCCTCTTAAATCAGGACCAAGATTTGTCATAGCAAAGCGTTACAGCTTTGACCAAATGCAAAGTCAGTTTCATCATGTAATTGGCTTGATGTCAAATATGGCAAAAATCAATGTTCTATCTGTTATTGCTATGGAAGATGCTGTGTTCACAGAAACCAACATCATTGGCGAGATAGAATCTGGACAATACAGAAAAGGTAGATTCGCTGTCAATTACTTGACACCTGGTTCGCAAGTTAGCAAACCAACTAATAATTTGCCTTATCAGTTGTTTCAACAAATAGATAGACTTGAAAGACATTTAAGACTTGGTGCGTCTTATCCAGTATCTGATGATGGACAAAGTCCTAATGCTTTTGTTACTGGTAGAGGATTAGAAGAACTAGGACAATCAGCATCATTACATGTGAGAGAATATCAAACAGTATTAGTTGATGCACTAGAAGAAGTAGATGCTAAAAGATTAGAGTGGGATGAGATTATGTATAAAGGTCAAAGAAAACCTATTGCAGGATTTAGAAAAGGAACTGCATTTAAAGAATCTTATGACCCAGGAACAGATATTGCTGAAATGTACAAGACTAGAAGAGTCTATGGTGTTATGGCAGGATTTGATGAACCACAAAAAATAATAACAGGGCTGCAACTAAAACAACAAGGCGTAATAGATATGCAAACATTACAAGAAAACCTTGATGGTATAGATAATATATCCCAAGTGCAAAACAGAGTTAACTCTGAAAAAGCAGAGAATGTATTATTTGAATCATTAATGGCACAAGCTGCACAGGGAGATAGTAAAGCAACTATGGCAGCTATAGAGATAAGAAAAAACCCACAAAATATGTCAGAGATACTTGATAAGTTTTATACACCAGAAGAACCAGAAATGACACCACAAGAAGCTGCTTTAGGTGGTGCAGGTGGACCACAGGTTCCACAAGGTGAACCAGATATTGCTTCTGTTTTAGCACAACTAGGTGGAGGATTACCACCTGAACAATTAGCAGCAGGACCAGGACTCCCACCAGGAGGACCTCTTGGCTAAGAACCCAGCAGATGTCAATGCAAGATTTTTTAATATTATAAACAACGAAGATTGGGATATTCCAGAAATAGAATCTGACTCAACAATGGTTAGAGATTTATTTGTACAAGGGGATGTTCCTTTAGGTGCATTTATTTTACCTACACCATTACCTGGTGTATGGTTTAGTATAAGTATGGGGTTTGAAATAGAAGAACCAGATGAGGATGATAACAATGCCAGGTGGTAGAAAACCTAAAATAGATGGAGCATATCAAGATGTAGTTTTAAAACCTATACCAGGTTCTGATGAATTTGGTGGGTACAAACAACAAGAAGAACAGATAGCTGCAGTAGGTCAACCTCCTACAACAGGAGCGTTGCCACAAGGTGGAACACCTATGCAATATACACCAGAAGATATATTTGCTAAAGGTACTGAAAGGCAAGATGAATCAGGAACATTTGATAGTAACCCACAACAAACAGTTAGTTTGCCAGTAGGTTCAGATACTCAAATACTTATAGAGTTAATTAAGGAAAAAGCACCAGTAACTACTCAAAGGTTCTAATGAGCATTTATCATAAATGGAACAAAGACTTCTTTGAGAAACAAAACGAAAGTATTGCATATACTAAAAAGAAAGATGCTACTAAAGCTAATACTGATTTAGATGCACTTACTCAAAACTTCCAAGACTTAAAAGATTTAAACTCATTAGAAATGGATGAGTTAGTAGTATCAGCAGCAGAGCTAGATGTTACACCAGAACAATATTATGACTTATATAAAACTACTAAACCTATACAAGTTAATTTAACTAATGGCAAACCAAATGCTATTACAGATTATCTAAAGAAAGTACAACAAATAGTTCGTGATAACAATAAGATACTAGAACAAACAAGCAAAGATTTAGGTTACGAAAAAAATAATAAGTTAATGACAGGCACTCTTTTTATGGGTCTTAATAGCATTTTTGATATTCTTCAGAGAGGTGTAGTTAATCAATTAGGTGTGCCTTATGCACAATACGAAGAACAGATACTTGCTGAAGATGGTCTTACTAGACAAGACATGATTGAGTTTGAAAAAAAAGGTCGTAATGATAATCAACAAGAATGGAAAGCAGCAAGTGTAAGAGCAAGAGCATTTTTACTAACCTTAAATAATTATCTTACAACAGCTCCAGAAACTTTATTAAATATCTTTGGTTTAGATACACCAGTAGATTCTTTAGTTGATGTAGAAGTTAAATCAAAAGCATGGTTAGCTACACAAGGTGTAGTAGATGCTGATGGAGAAGGATATGTTCAGCAAACTGATATAGAATCTGCTATACAAGCGACAAAAGAAAATACTCTTGATGAGATACGAATACAAGAAAAAGAATTGCAAAGAGACCTTACACAAACAGAAAAAGCTAGTTTAGCTTTGAATAACTGGTATGACATTATTACAGAAGAAACATCAACAAATCCTTTATTAAATATATTAGGTGAGTCTACACCAGTAGCAGAAAATAGAAAGTTAAGAGAAGGTTATGAAAAAGCACAAATATCTTCCAACATAGGAGATTTTGCTAGTTACTTAGTTACAGGAAATATGCCAGGTAGATATTCACCTGAAAATGTAATGTATGAAGAAACGCAAGAACTATACGATTTAAAAGTATTACAAGCAGAACAAGCATTTGATACAGGTCAAATATCTATTACACAAAAAAATGAACTTGTTGATAAATTAGAAGATGAAAGAGATGAAGAATTAACTAAGGTAGCATTTGACCCTAACAGAGGTATAGCAGGAATTATGGGTGGTGCTATGAATTTAGTTGGTATGTATTACACAGACCCAGTTGTTATGTTTGCTAAGGGTGTAGGAATAGCAGGTAAAGTTCCAGAGAAATTTGATGAAGTACTTGCTGGTGCACAAAAAGAAATGAAACGATTTATTGACGAAGGTGGAACTGTAGCTGATTTTTGGCAAAACAATGACGAAATACTAGATGGTTTATCTACTGTTCTTGTAGAAGCTAACAATGCAAATCAACCTACATTTTTAAATATGATTAACGCAGGATTTAATCATAAGTTTGCAAAGACTGTAGCTGATGCAGTTGACCCTGCAATTATTAAAGAAGGTCTTATAGATGGATTTAATAATGGTTATGTATCAGATATGGTGTTTGGAAAATCTTCGCTAGGTAAAACAGGTCAATTTAGAATACAATCAAAAGTAATATCAGATAATTTAATTACCACATTTGGAGCAAAAGATATAGACAACAGTATTACTGCAACTGGAAATAAAGTATTAGGTTCTACAGTAAAAGAAATGGTGAATGGTACAGATATAAGATTGCCTAATCGTGGACAAGTAGATTTAAGAAACATACAAGAAGCTGTAGTAATGTTTGCAAGAGTTGGAAATGTTTTTAAAGTTCCACAATCTCGTTTAAACAAGTTGCTAATAGATTTTTATAATGCAGCAGACGAAGGTCTGTATACAAAAGCACAAGATATTTATTATGATGGTTTGCTTAGAACAGAGGGTGCATTACAACTTAGATATTTGTATGGATTATCAGATGGAGAAATAACAGAGTTTTTTGGAAACATGAAACAAGGTCCAAGAATGTTCAGTGATGATGTAGGAGATTTTTTAACACCATCAAGAACAAATGAGTTTTACCCTGTAGATGAAATAGATATTCTTACAAAAAGACAATTTAGTGGGCAAGTAGAAGGTATAGAAATACCACAAGAATTTACAAAAAACTCTATAGAACTTATAAATCAATTTAGAGGCTATAGCATAGAGATACCAGATGTAGTAGGAATAATTAAAACTACATCACAAAGAAGAAGATTAAGAGCTAAAGCATTAATTGAAAAAGAAGGTATTGATAAAGTATTTGATAAAGCTAGAAAAGCATTTGAAGATGGTAAACGAGGAACCTTTTGGGATGAAGAGACTCCTATGGGTGCAGAGATAGCAGCTATTTCTAAAGGTCTAGGAGACCCAGGAATATTGTTTAAAGGTCAAGAAAAGATTTTGTCATCTATAGAAAAAGGAACATTTGGATTAGTAAGAGGTGTATTTTATCCACTACAGTTGCTAGGTAGATTTTCTTATCCAGCAAAACTAACAGTAGATGGACACATAAGAGCATCTTTACTAGGTGTTAGGTCTGCATTTAGAAGCCCTTTAAAATTTCTTAGGTTCTTATTAAATGATGCAAATGGTGCATTAGCTAGAGCATTAGGATACACACCAGAAACATCTCTAGTTGGTCCATATAAAATAACTAGACCATTGGAATTTCAAAATAAAAGTTTACAAGGATTGAATGAAAAATTACCTATGCCTGTAAGGAAAGCATTAGGTGTTCTACAAGACAGTGCAGAATATGGTATACCAGAATTACAGTCGTTGTCATCTGCTTCACCAACATTTGCGTTTGGTAGAAGATTCCCAGATACTGGTTATGACTTAATTAATAAAGTAGGAACAAAAAATGTTCCTATGCCTGATGGCGTGTTAGATTTTAAATTGTCAGATGAGTATATAGAAGCTGTACAAGAATATTTCTTTGAATATATTGATGATGATTTATCTATGATTACAGCAGCATTAATGAAACAGGGTTTAGATTACACAGATATTGCTAAGTTTTACCAAGAGACTCCTTCAGTACAAGCAATTATAGAACAAGCAAACAAAATGATGCAGTCAAGAAATGTGTATTCAAGAGGAACGCTACCTATTGCGTATAAGACAGAAGACTTTGATGAGTTAGCTAAACATTATGTACAAAGCATAAACAATATGACTGGTGGAAGTGCAGATATGATAGATATTATTGCTACAGGTAAAGTAGGAAGAGTTGATTTGCGTAGTCCAGATTCTATGACACCAGAAAACCTAGCTATTTATAATGCAAAAATGAAAAAACTTACACTTAAAAATCAAGCTAATATGCCTAATCAAATGCCAAAACAGAAACCAGAATTAGATGAAAGAACTGCATTTCAAAAAGGATTAGACTCTTTGTTTTTTGCTACTGCACAAATGGAAGCTGATTTAATTAGAGTACCTTTGTTTAAACAAGGTTACGAACATTTTATAGAAGCAGGTATACCATTTACTTCTAAACAAGGTCTTAATAAAATAATGAATGCACATAAAGACCCAGAGTCTCCTATAAAACTTAGTGATGAAATATTTAAATCAGTTCAAGAAGAATATAATGCTATTAAAAATTTAGCACCTGATTTAGCTGTAACAGAAAGAACTGTACCAGTTAAAGTATTTGATAATGGTGACTCGTTATCCATAATTGCTTATAGTGATAATGGACAAAAACAAATTACATCATTAAAAAGATTAGATACATTTAATAATGAACTGACTTTTGATTTAAACTTATACAACACAGAACTTAAAGTATTTAAAAAACAATCTGCTGTAGCTGATTACAGATTAGGTGATGATGGTGATGCTATAGGTGTATATAATTTTTCTGTTAATAAATCAGAAGCTATTATTAATGGTTCTATACCAAATAGAGATGCACTTGTTAGAGCAGTAACTAATGCACTTGATGAGAGCGTAGATGCAGAAGCATTAGTAGATAATGCTATAGAGTATTTAGCTAGTAGTCAGGGTAAGTTTGATAAAACAATAACTAAACAAGAATTGTTTGAAGTTCTAGGTATAGATGGTTCTACACCTAATGTTGTTGGATTAAAAGTAAAATTACAAAAAGGTAAGACAACTAAAAAAGTTAAAAATACACAAGGTGAAATAACACATGATGTAGGTGTTACTACATTAAATAGAGTATTAGGTAAGAAAATAGCAAGACCAATACTTAGAAAAAAAGCAGATGTAGAAGATGCTATAGATAGAGCATACGAATACATAAATGCTAATCCACAAGGATGGAGTATAGATTTAGGCAGAAAAAATAATACAAACATACCTGGTTATTATGTTTCACCATATAAAA